GACCTACTACGCCACTCAGGCGGCGGCTGGAGCACCCCTCGCAGCTTCCGCTCCGGCCGCGGCGCCTGCACCTGCACCTGCACCTGCACCTGCACCTGCACCTGCACCTGCACCTGCACCTGCACCAGAAGCTGTCAGCGCTAGCGCACCTCCCGCTTCTCCGTTCTAGTACGATCGAAGCGTACGGCGTGTCCGCCCGGCCCACTACACCGGGCGGGCACGTCGCAGGGGCTACTGAGGAGACGGAATGAAAATCTTGATGTCAGGGTTTACTGCCCTGCAGATCAACACCGACAAGCGTACAATCTCAAAGATTGACGTACCTGCGTCAATCGTTGACGCGCTGCGTAGCGCCGGGCATGAGGTCGAGTGGCGCAAGGTGACACCCGGCGAAGACCTATCGTCTTTCGATGTCATCTGGATGAACCTCGCGCCCCTAAACTCACTTAACGGAAGACAAGGCGCTATGGGCGCGCTTTACGCTCTTGCTAGCGGGAAACCCTGCGTGGGTTTCTTTGATGACTGGCAGTTCTCCACCGTGTTCAATGGTGCAAAGGCGTTGATACGCAAGCCCGAGATGATCTACAAATATCTTCTTGTCGGCAAGGATCGCGGCGAGGAGGGCGCCACGTACTTTAGTCACGCGGACGCTGTAGCTGCCAAGGAACGCGCGCTAGCCATTAACCCTAACGCCAAGATCTACATCGAGCGCTACTATATGACGGAGACTGACGAGTCTGTTCGCGACTACGACGCAATGCTTGTCGAATCTGCGCGAAACTTGCTCGGGGCGCGCTGGGGGGCAGGCATGGTGCCTGTGTGCCCAATGTACGCGTGGGGCGATCGTTCACTGGTACGCAAGCGCATGCCGAAAGAGCTTTCAGCGATCGAGGCGCTTGACCCGAGCTCGACGATCTATTCTATTCTTGACAGCGTCACAGCGCTGCCGCCAGAGAGCAAGAAACGCGCGTGGGTGCTTGGGGCGCTAATGCCGCACGACACGTGGCTTGAGAAGAAACGCTTTGAGTGGCCTGTCGAAATTGTCGGGTCGCGCAAGTTGGTTCGCAAGCTCGGCGGTCAGCGCCTTCAGACTGAACAGGACGTCCTCGCGTTCTACAACGAGCACTGGGGTATTCTGTCTCCGCCGTACCCGCACGCCGGGTCTGGCTGGTGGCGTAGTCGATTCATGTACTCCGCGCGTGTAGGTTCAGTTCTCTTCGCGGACAAGAACGAAGGCGCGCCGCTTGGTGACTGCCACCGGCTGAGTATTGCCGAGATTGAGCGTCTATCAGACGCCGAGCTCGCGCAGCTCGCGATCACGCAGCAGAACGCGCTACGGCAGTACATACCAAGCTACGATTCATTTATCGCGCACTGCGATCAAATCGTTCACCGTGCAGTACGAGAAGACAAAGGACTCAAGATATGACGTACACGGAGATCAATGAAACAAGCTTCCCAGAAGAATACTTACCAGAGCATGTAACAGATCAGCTCATAAGAAAACTAGCGCAAGCTCTTCTTGCCGCGTGGTTCCCAAACAGCTACCCGGCTGGAGACGACGCGCTTAACTGGGGGAGTATCGCGTGCGAGGATGTCGAACGCGTGCTAGACGCGCTACCTGCTGTTCTTGATGAAATTGGTGAAGTTGACGAGCCCGCGGGCGGGCGCGAATGAAAACACTTATCACTGGGATGACTGCGCCTCAGGCGTCGAAAAAATACGCAGAGCGCTCGGTGTCATTTGCCGGACTTCTATCCAGCGCGCTCAGCACCAAACTGCATTCAAGCGAAATCTGCGCACCGAGTTTTGGAATGACTAGAGACGCGCTCGAGGACTATGATCTCGTGTTCGTTGGGCTATCGCCACTCACTAGCGTCGCCGCTAACCATGCGTACGCGGCGCTATGGGTTATCAATGAGATGCGCGATTCCCCTAAGCTGCGTCTTTTTCTTGACGCGCCTGACCCTGGAAAGATTGCGCACAGCATTCACGCGATGCAGGAATCTCCTGCCGCGATGTTCAAGCCTTTCTATTCGGCTAGGCCGTTCTACGCGCAGGCACGCACGCCAGAAACTGCGGCAAAGATTCACGGCGCTGTTAACTATCTTAATTCGTACACCTGGGCGGAAACTTTGTACCCGATTCTGCCGTGGGGAAACCAGGGCAAGGTTGCAAGCGCACTCCCGCCCCACGCGGTTAACAGTCTTCGAGCAGTGAATCTAGACTCACTAATTTTTGATCGGGTACACGACGTAGAAACTTTCTCTTCTAGCGATGGAAGTAGATTCTGGGTCGTGGACGATGTGAAGTCGCGGTGGGCGGCCAGCGTTCAAGCAACAATGAAAACCAATGTCGTGCCAATGAAAGAGCACAAGGGATGGGCAGATCGTGACGTTCTTGCGCAGATGTCGCAAGGTGTTGGCGCGCTTATTGCGCCGTCTAAGCCGACAGGGTCATGGTGGACTCCTCGCGTTGCCCAGTCTATAGGCGTAGGGGTGCCAGTCGTTACCGATTGGCGAGAGTCTGCTATTCTTGGTGACCCGTGGATGGATCTAGCCGTTACCGTCGACGAAATGAATCAAGCGCGGCGAGATAGTCTTGCCGCGCAGCAAAAGGACAGTTATCTATCTTCAATTACGCCTAAAGGCAAAGCGCTTGAGTATCTTCTCGACACGCTGTTGCTCTCATCAAAGTGAAGTAGGGGTAAGAATGAAAAGACTTTTTCAAGACTGGCTCAAGGAGACTGCCAGGCTTCAGGAAGAGTGCTACGGAGCCAAGTACTCGGTCTTCCACAGCAACGCGCCTGATGATATCAACGCCACTATCGAGTATATGCGTTGGAACATGTTGGCGATTGACGATGAACTTGCCGAAATGCGGCAAGCAATGTCGTGGAAACCGTGGCAGCACGATGACCCGTACCTTGACCGCGAAGAACTAGTTAAGGAGGCGGTCGATGTTCTGCATTTTGTCGCTAACATCATCTGCGCCGCTGGAGCCACCGACGAAGAGCTTGACGAAATCTATCTAGAAAAAATGAAAAAGAATCGAGCGCGCCAGCGCGATGGGTACAAAGTTCGCGAGGCTGGAGTAAAGTGTGGTGTCTGCTCGAGGGCTCTTGACGAAGTCCGGGTTAGTGTTTCTAATTCAACAATTTGCGTGAAGTGCGAGGTAGTGGCATGACGATTAGCGAAGAGTGGGTGCGCGAGCAATTCGCGCAGGCAAGAGTTAAGCAGTCGGTTGGCACGGCGGTGCTAAGACTTATGGAGCTGTGGAACACAATGAACCACACAGATAAGTCAGCGGCCGAGACAGTTGAAGTGTTTAGCAAGGTAGCACTCGGGCACGCGCTTATCCCTCAGAGCGTTGCCGATGAGATCTGGGTTCAAGCGCAGCCGGGGCAAATCACTGTCGGAGATGAGGTGCGAGTTAAGGCTGACGCGTATACGGGAGAAGCTGGAACGGCGCACAACGGGCGGCGCGGACGAATTGTTGGTATTCGATACGGAGATGTCATTTTTAAGTCGGAGGACGATAAGGCTCCGGCAATTGAAGGCGCGCATCATAGCCCGTACATGCTCGAGAAGAGAGTCAAGTAATGAGAGCTTCAGCGCAGCTAGAGGTGCAAGGCGATACGTACGACGAGATTGCTGGTAAGACGTTACGCGCAGTCGCAGAGTTTCTTGGGATTAGCATCGATGAAATTGAAAATCGGGTCGACATCGAAGTCGACATTACTCCTAGCTACTCAGACATGAGTGCCGATGGCGCGTACAAGGCAACCGTGCATCTAAGAATGAAGAGGTAAAAGACATGGCAAGCAAAGAAAGCAAGAAGACCCCCCGCGAGGAAGCTCTTTGTACCGCGGCAGATCTTATTGCCGGTAATCGCGACAAGCAGTATGGCGGGCCAGAAGAGAATTTCAACCGGATTGCTAGGATCTGGACCGTTCTCTTCGGGCGACCATTCTCCGAATCGGACGTCGCGGCAGCAATGATCGCTGTCAAGATGGCGCGACTGGTCAATGGCGGGTTTCAGGCCGACACCTGGATCGACATTGCCGGATACGCGGGATGCGGCTATGAGGTGGGCCAGATCACTGAGAACAGATCAACCTCAGCGTAAGGTAAGGGCGACCGCGCGACGAAGGAGACACATGAGTGCCCCGAAGTTTGTTGACTGCAACGGCCTTGCTGGTTTTATGAGCCTTGGCATGGCAAATGCTGGAATGAAGATGCAAGGACGAGTCGGCACTCTTGATTTTGGTAACCGTGTCGCGGAAGCGAACCGTAAACACTTCAACTCGGATGATGAGTACTGGGACGCCTGGTTCTCTGATGACCCAGATGACTGGCCGGATTTTGACGACACGGACGCTGTGGTCGGGTGTCCTCCGTGCTCAGGGTGGTCACCGTTTAGCGGGCCAACATATCGCGGGCCGGATTCACCGGCGCATGTGCATACGCGTGCATTCATGCAGTACGCCGCGCGGCAGAAGCCGACAGTTGTCTCGTTTGAGTGTGTGCAGCAGGCGTACACTCAAGGGCGCGAGGTAATGCTCCAATACCGCGACATGCTCGAACAGCTAAGCGGCAAAGAATACGACCTGTATCACGTCAAGCACAACAATCTGCGTCTTGGCGGATTTTCGTTCCGGCCGCGTTATTTCTGGGTAGCGGTTGAGAAGGGCTTGCCTTTTGGTGCGCACTGCGACGACCCCACTGAGTTGCCTAAGATCATGGAAGTCATCGGTGACCTTGCCGATATGCCATATCAGTGGGAAGAGCAGCCATACGTCGGGGACGACACAAAATGGACGCGTTCGCTGAGAAATCAGACCGGCCAGGTTGACGGGCACATGGGGCGAACGAATATCCACGCTCAACGGGTCGAGGAAGTTTTCACGTCTATTGCCGAAGACGACGCCTGGATGGCCAATGAAAGTCTAGGTGACGCGCTCAAAAAGGCAGTTGATAACCTGGGCGAGTTCCCGCCGACATGGAAGAATCTTGAAGAGGGCGTTCGAAGAAAGGATTACCGTCTAGGCTTTTCGACGCCGTATCGGTGGAGCGATCGCTACTGGGCGAACGTTCTTACCGGCTCAGCGCTTGATCACGTGGTACACCCAACAAAGCCGCGTCTAATCACGCATCGTGAAGCAGCACGGATGCAGGGGCTGCCAGACGGCTGGGCTATCGAGCCCGTTCGCACGTACAGCGCGCTGCCGGCCGTGTGGGGTAAGGCCGTGCCAGTGCAAGCCGCCACGTGGCTAGGCGAGGCTATCAACGGCGCCATCAAGGGGACGCCTACTGGCCCGCAAGGGGAGCTCATTGGTGATCGTGAGTGGCTTCTTAACCTTGACAAAGGC